ACGACGAAGAAGGCGACGACATGGACATGGACATGGACGACGAAGGTGAAGAAGACGAAGAAGGCGAAGAAGGCGACGAAGAAGAAGACGATGCAAAAGAAGCATTTGCTTTTGAAGCCAAGAAAGCCGACGACAAAAAGAAAGCCGACGTAAAAAAGACAGCCAGTGAGCAAATGCGTGAATACGTAGAAAAAGTTGCTCCTGCAAAAATGGGCGACAACGGCACTAATGCTAAGTCAATTGTAGCATCAAAGAACGATATGGGCGGTACTACTGCTAATATTGCTAAAAGTACTACAGAAGCGGGTGTAGAAGCAAACAAAGGTCACCTAAAGGGTTCTAGTGTTTTCAAAGGAACTCCAAAGGAAGATAACGCTGGTAACATAAATGTTCCTGGCGGTAAAGCTGGTAAAACTTCTTTCAAGAAGTCAGAGCCAGGTCACGGCGCCGAAAAAAAAGGTAAGCCAGAAACTGCCGACAAGGGCGCAGGAAGCACCATCAAAGGTGTAGTGCGTAACAAGTAAGGCAAAAAAGTAAGGACCTATGATGAACTACTTAAGAGAGAGTTTGAGTTTCGACCAAGCCAGGATGATCGTGGAGTCTGCTGAAGAAGGCAAAAATCTTTACATGAAAGGTATTTGCATTCAAGGTGGAGTAAGAAACGCAAATCAGCGTGTCTATCCCGTTAACGAAATCGGCAGGGCTGTCAACACTCTCAACGATCAGATTGCTGGTGGTTATTCAGTTCTTGGAGAAGTAGATCATCCGGAGGGACTTAACATCAACCTCGACCGTGTAAGCCATATGATTACAGAAATGTGGATGGATGGACCAAACGGTTATGGAAAGTTGAAAATACTACCAACTCCGATGGGACAACTAGTTAGAACAATGCTGGAAAGCGGCGTGAAACTAGGTGTCTCATCGCGAGGTAGCGGTAATGTTTCCGAAGATGAAAGCAATACTGTATCAGAATTTGAGATAATCACTGTTGACGTAGTAGCACAGCCTAGTGCGCCAGGCGCTTATCCAACACCAATTTACGAACACCTAATGAATACAAGAGGTGGATACAAGGCAATCCTTACTAGTAAGGAAGTTCAAGGCGACAAAAAGGCACAAAAATACATTGCAGAGAGCTTATTAAATATAATAAGCAGGCTCCAATAAAGGAGAATATTATGGATACATTAAGAGCCCTTTTAGAGAGTGATGCAATTACTGAGCAAATGAAAACAGAAATTCAAGAGGCTTGGGACACAAAGATTCGCGAAAATCGAATTGCTGTTACCGCAGAACTTCGTGAAGAATTTGCACAGAAATACGAGCACGACAAGAGTGTTATGGTTGAGGCTATTGACGCATTGATTGGAGAGAAGTTGTCTGAAGAGATGACAGAGTTCCACGAAGATCGCAAGCAACTAGCAGAAGCCAAAGCACGTTATGCTGTAGCAATGAGAGAAAATACAAAACTAGTAAAGAAGTTTGTAGCAGAATCTCTAGCTAAGGAAGTTTCTGAGTTACACGAAGATCAAAAAGAAATGGCAAAGAAATTTGCTGTACTCGAAGAATTTATTGTTGAACAACTTGCAAAAGAACTTGCAGAATTCCAAGAAGATAAAAAAGATTTAGCCGAAACAAAAGTACGTCTTGTACGTGAGGCTAAAGCACACTTCGCTAAAGTTAAACAAACCTTTATCGAAAGAACCACAAAACTAGTTGCTGAAACTGTTGAAAAAGGACTCAAGTCTGAAATTCATCAGTTGAAGGAAGATATTGAAGTAGCTCGTAAGAACGACTTTGGTCGTAAGGTTTTTGAAGCATTTAGTTCTGAATACTTGAATTCACACCTAAATGAAAAATCAGAATCTAAAAAGCTATTAAAAGTTCTCGAAGCAAAAGACAAGCAACTTGCTGAAGCAAAAAAACTTACTGCCAAGGCAGTACAAATTGCTGAATCAAAAGGTGCTGAAGTAAAGCGTCTTGCAGAGTCACGCGAAAGAGAAAAAGTAATGAACGAGTTAGTTGCTCCATTGAGCAAAGATCAACGTGCAATTATGACAGATTTACTGGAAAGTGTTCAAACAAGTAGACTACGTTCTGCGTTTGAAAAGTATATACCGGCAGTTATTGACGGTAAGTCTCCAGCAAAGCAGAAGGCAGTATTATCAGAAGGCAAAGAAATCACAGGCAATAGAGAAAATAGTTCGATTAAACAAGCTAGCGACAGTAATGTCTTCGACATTAAGCGTTTAGCAGGATTGAAATAAGGAGAAAATTATGTCAGAACTACTAGAAAGTCGCTGGCAGGAGACAAAAACAGCCCTTCTTGAAGGCCTACAAGGCAACAAAAAAGCAGTGATGGCTACTACTCTGGAGAATACTCGTAAGTATCTCTCAGAAAGTGCAACTGCTGGTGCTACTTCTGCTGGTAATATCGCAACACTAAACAGAGTCATTCTACCGGTTATCCGTCGTGTTATGCCAACTGTTATCGCTAACGAACTGGTCGGCGTTCAGCCAATGACTGGTCCAGTTGGTCAAATCCACACTCTAAGAGTACGTTACAGTGATTCGTTCACTGGTAGCGCAGGTGGTAACGTAACTGCTGGTGAAGAAGCACTAAGCCCATTCAAGATCGCAGAAGGTTACTCAGGTAACGTTTCCGGTGCTGATAGAGCTGCTAACACTGCTGTTCTTGAAGGTACTGCTGGAAACAGACTAAGTATCCAAATCTTGAAGCAAACTGTAGAAGCAAAGTCAAGAAAGCTAAGCGCTCGCTGGACATTTGAGGCTGCACAAGATGCACAAGCAATGCACGGCATCGACGTTGAAGCCGAAATCATGGCTGCTCTTGCTCAAGAAATTACTGCTGAAATCGACCAAGAAGTTATCCGTAGCTTGAGTTCAAATCAACCGTGTTTCAAACTTGATCGCTCAGCGTACACGTCGTGGTGCTGGTAACTGGGCAGTTGTTTCACCAACTGTTCTAACTCTTCTACAGAGTGCAACTACTAGTGCTTTCGCTCGTACTACCGAAGGTACTTTCGAAGCCCCAACTAACACTAAACTAGTTGGTACACTAAACAACGCAATGAAGGTTTATGTTAACACATATGCTTCAAGCGACAACGTTCTAATCGGTTACAAAGGTTCTTCAGAATCAGACGCAGCCGCTTTCTATTGCCCATACATTCCGTTGATGAGCAGTGGTGTTGTTCTTGATCCGTCAACATTCGAACCAGTAGTTACCTTCATGACTCGTTACGGTTATGTAGAACTAACTAACGCTGCAAGTTCGCTTGGTAACGCAGCTGACTACCTTGGTGTAGTTGGTGTTACTACTGCAAACCTAAGCTTCAGCTAATAACTGAAAAATTAAAGAATAGGCCCTTCGGGGCCTATTTTTTTGAAATCTGTTCTTGACTTTTGTGTGTGCTGTGTTATGTTATTAAGTAATTAAACAATAAAGAGGAACAGAAAAAATGAAAGTTACACTAAGAAAAGCAAACGCCCTGCAAGCTGCAATTGCAGAAATGATTTCTGCACTTGATCTTGTAACTGAAATTTCTATTAACGAATTTGAAAAGCCAGAGTTAAAGCTCGACGAAGCAAAAAACAAGTTTGAAGAAAACGTAAACACACGTTATTACTTAATGCGTGTTCAATACGAAATTCGTCGTCAGGTTAGTATTGCCAATGCAGAATCTGGAATTAATGACTTGCTTGCGGAAGTAGCAATGACTGACAAAGACATTGCACTATATTCTAAGCTTGCAAAGTTACGTCCAGCACTTGAAAGCAAAGTAATCGTTGGTAAACTCGACAAAATCAAAGGTCGCGTTGAAGACCAATATTACGGTCGCGAAGAGCATGTAACAACTTCACTCTTCTCAGAAGATGAAATTAAAGATTTTAAAGCTAGACTCGCTTCTTTAAAGAAAGAGAAAGTTCGTTTACAGGACTTGCTACTTGAACGCAATATTCAAAAAGAAATTGAATTGAGCAAAGGTTCTGTAGACTTGTTGGCACAATCTGGAATTATTTAATAGATTTTGGTAGATATAAGGCAAGGCAACTTGCCTGAAACTACCCGGTAGGAAGAAGAAAAGAGAATAAGTTCCGTTTCTCGTATGAAACAATGTTCAGCGGTTCAAGCTTTGGCTAGACCTCCACAGATTGTGTGCTCTAACGTTATTAACACCTTTGATTAGGCCTGCACGTTGCTCGTTAGAAATATGCATTCCGTTGCACTTTGTGGGTTGCAGTTTGTTTCTTGCATGTTGCTTTGCTTATTACTCGCTTCTTCCTATTTGTTTATCTGAGGATTAAATGAAACAAAAGCCTTGGGAATCAAAAATACCCAAACCAAAGAAATTTAAAGATATTAAAAAATATTACTTAATAATAGATCATCATGAAATATCTTGGAAATGGCTAACTAACAAACAAAAAACCTTTTATGTTCTAAAAGGCTGTGAACTAATTGAAACAGTTATTGACAACAAAGCAGATTTGTCATAACGTTACTTTATGGATCATTATCAACACACATGGAACGAATACAAGGTGTTACTTAGACAGTGGCGCCTTAATCATCGCGAGTATGCTCCACAAATAATTAAAATTCAAAAGCATTTCGAAAGTTTGGAACTCGAATGTTCTAAATTTTTAATTGAATATAGACGATCTAAAAAGCAAATTTATATTGACAAAGCAGATGCACTACTCGAATCCGCTGGTAAACAAATAAAAACAATCTCAAAATTCGAATTCCTTGCAACTCTGTCTAAGTGATAAATACTTAGTCGAGAGTGTGCCTTATGGCGTACTTTATGCGGAAACCCACCGCGTAGACCTAGAACGTCATATAAGGAGAAAACAATGGGACGTCCACTTAGAAAAGATGTGCTTGGCGTAGATGTTATTGGTACATACGTAAGCAATACAGGTATTAGAGTTGAAATTTATGATGGTTCGTTAAGAACCGACGGTGTAATTATAAAACAGCGTGGCGCAAAAACTTTTCAATGCACTCGTGTTGGAACTATTGGAACTAGTTCAACATTTGATCACTATGTTTTACAAAACAGTACACCAAATGCTGCAAATGAAATGAGAATGTGGGGAGTATTATTAACAAACTCTGGCGCACAAATTAACATTCGTAAAATTACAAAGCGTGTTGCTACTGACTTTTCTACATTGTATTAACTCCTGTAGCGTAAGGATAAAAAATGTCATCTAAAAAAGTAGCTGCGTTTGGTGTTGACGAGTACGTAATTAAAGTTAAGCCTTCTGGATTTATAACACTTGACTCAAGTGTAACTGTATCTGGCGACTTACTTGTTGAAGGTACAACTACAACTATCGAAAGTAGCGATCTTATTATTAGCGATAATACAATAACTCTAAACTCGGGTGATACTGGGTATCCAGAACCTGCTGGAGGTATTTTTTTAAGAAATGCCGGACTTATTATAAATCGAGGTAATAGACCAGACGCACTACTTTTATTTGACGAAACAAAAGTTTTTAAAGATGCGCAAACTGGAAGCCAGACATCTGGCGTTTATACGTTTGCAAACGACAACAATGATTTAGTTGGTATATATACTAACTTTATTGGCACATACAACAGCGATAATTTAATACTATTGGGTTCTGGACCCACAGGATCGGGCGCAATAACTTCTGTCGTAACAGTAAGTGGTACAACTGATTATGAAAAGCAAGTTTTTCCTTACACAGGATCAAACATTACACCAAACCCGTCAAACCCTGATAGTTTATCTAATCCAAATGACGATGACATAATACCCAACATTAAATCTGTTAAAGATTATGTTAAAGCATATTCGAGTTACAATTTTCCATATAAACTAGATAAACCTTTAGGTGATACCGAAGTAGAAGTATCTGATCTAGCAGCCGGCGATGCAATAAGTAAAATTACTTTTACAGTTGACGGACTTGTAAAAGCCACTGTGTTTTCTAATAGAATTGAATTAAATTCTATTAGTATTAGCAGTAATACAAGTTCATCAACAGTAACAAATCAAGATATAATCGTTAGTCCTAATGGTACCGGTATTGTTCAAGTA